TATCAATCCCTAATCTGTATTTATCCCTTTTCATGCAAAATTCAGCGAATTGCTCTCTGAGTGGGTGGTACTTACAATTCTCTATTATAGATAATTGTCGTAGAGCTACCATCTTTGGACCCCATATTTCAGGATCATAGAAGCGTTCTTGTTCACACAACCTACCTAAAGCTCTATAAGTTGAATAAACACCTACACATATGCCGTTAATTCTATATTTATTATGATGCCACCTTCTTAAATATGTACAGTCTTGTGTGCTTGCATATTGCTTGTCAAAGTTCATCTCTTGACCGTGGCTGCTATATGCCTGCATTACATCCTCCACTTTGATACCTGGATATGATAAGATACCATCATCTCCAAGACATTGTGAATTTGGGTTTAATTGTTGATGAACTGATTGTGCTGCTTCATATTGAAGAGCTCGATGAACTAAGGTTTCATCAAAATTGGTTCCGCCGCTTCCAGAACCCATCCCATGCTTACCATAAATTATTTCATGATTTGAAATAACTAGAGGAATCATAAATTTAATTGGGAATACTTCTTTTAACCAGTAACGGCTCTCAGCTGAATCATTCAAAAGCTGAGTTATGATGTTCTTTGCGCATTCTTGCATAACACCATTAAAATGCTGGTCAAATTTTGAAAAGTCGGTACAAACTATCAAATCTTTAGGGCTCTTTGTATCAAAAAGTTTGGTAATTCTTTCATCTACAGATTCCATGCTAACCCAAGCAGGGACCAGGTTATATCTTTGTGCAAGCTCAATTCCTGGTTGATAGACTTGTAGTTCACAGATATTTACAGAGTAAGGAAACATGAAAATTACTCTTTGTTTAACATCTGCAGGTTTAGGACCACACTCTTGGCCTCTCCATCCTAATACAGCACATGATAAGTAGTCATGCAAAGGTAAATGTTGAACAATTTCCTTGTTCTTAATTTCCATAGAGCATGGCATTGTCTTATCTGTTACATCTCTACGTTTGGTAAAGAATGGACTACCAGATGAAGTTGACTTCTTCATTCTGTCAACTACTTGCATTTGTGTCCTTGGTTGCAAGCCGCCTAACTTGCACCCATTCTCTCAAAACTGCCGCTTCTGCAGAATGAGAAACTGGTTTTGAATCAAGGAGAATAGATTCATAGTAAGATTCAATGTCTTTAATTCTATCCTTTAAAGGTTTCTGAATTGACATTGGACCGACCTTCTTAGCGAGGTCATTTTCAAATTCCAATAGAGTAGGCCACTCTTTCTCGATTTGGTCGAGTGTGCCCTTCCACTCTTTCAGAATTTGTTGTACTTTCTTGCCTTTAGCAAAAGTAGTACG